AGAGTAGATGATAGAACGACATGGGCTTACTCAACTAACCCTGCCCTTTGCCTTGTTGATTACCTTATCGATAACAACTTAGGGTTAGGCGAGGACGATACGAAGATTGATTATGACCTCGTTATGGATGCTGCGGATATTTGCGATGAAAACGTAAACATTCCTGGCAGTACAACTCAGAAACGCTATACCTGTAATGTAACGCTCATAGCAACAGATAGATTTGAAGATAACATCCAAGTATTAGCGCAAGCGATGGCTGGCGTGTGTTATTACTCTGGCGGTAAGTGGAGACTATATGCTGGGGCGTGGTCATCCTCGGCTTTTACGCTTGGCGATAACGATTTAGTTGATGGTGGTATTAGTGTTACTACCGCATATCCATATAATCAGAGATACAACTCGGTTCGTGGTCAGTTCATAAATAAAGATAAAAACTGGCAAGCCTCCGAGTATCAGCCCGTTATCAATACGACCTATGTATCTAATGACGGCGAGCAGATTTGGTTGCAGACTGATTTTGTTGCTTGCACTAATGAATACGAAGCGCAACGCCATGCGATATTGCTTTCTCGCCGCAGCAGAAACGGAGAAGTTGCTACGGTTCGTTGCGGAATGTCTGCCTATAAGATTAGACCGTTTGAGACTGGTACGGTTACATTCTCCGAAATAGGATGGACTAGCAAAACGGTTCGTTGCGAGGGATGGAAATTCGACCCTTCTGGCTTTGTAGAGTTAGTATTGCGCGAAGAAGCCTCTACAAATTGGACTGATCCTGCTACGGGTGATTACGAGACCCCGACAAGCGTAACCGATCCAACGCCAAACGATTACAAGCCGCTTCCTGCATCTAACTTAACTGCCAAGAATTTAACTTCTGGATTCAACCTTAGTTGGACGGCTCCTTCGGTATTCCCTGTTGGCGCGATTTATGAGATTTGGGAGTATACCTCTATTACTCCATTTAGCAGCGCGACAAAGATTTGGGAAGGCAATACAACTTCCGTTTTCATTTCTAAGACCGATACGACTACTCGATATTATTGGGTCGTAGTTCGCTCTAAAGATGGAGTCGCGTCCAATGAGTCGCCCGTTGGGAATGGCGTAGCGGCTGCTGCTGCTGCGATTTCTACGACTCTAACGGCTAGCGTTGTTCCGTCGTCACTCTCTAAATCTGGCTCGGCTGCTAGTTTAACGACCGATAGCGCAACTGTAACCGCCACAGGAGGCACATCGCCATATACCTATTCGTGGGCTAGAACGAGCGGGTCATCTTCTATTGCAGCAGATAGCGCATCATCGGCTACGAGTACGTTTACAGGATCGAGTCTCGTATCTGGAACGACCTATGATGCCGTGTTTACTTGCACAGTAACCGACAACTTGGCAGCCACGGCTACGACTACGGTAACTGTATCGATCCAACGCACAGGTATGTCTGCATCGGCAAGTCCGAGCAGTCTTTATACGCTTTCGACTGATGAAGATATTACCTCCGATAGCACGACAGTTTCCGTCTCTGGTGGAACCTCTCCCTATACTTATGCTTGGTCAAAAGTAAGCGGAGATACGCTAACGGTTAATAGTTCGACATCTGCAACAACGACATTTACTGGAACTGGAATCGGTCAATGGGAATTTAAGTCTGCTCTTTATCGTTGCACTGTTACCGATAGCACAGCGGGTACGGCCCTTACCGCTACGGTTGATGTTGACGTAACGCTTGAGCGTGAAGGCTCTGGGCCTCCCCCTTAATTTTAACTTCGGAGAGTTTGAGATGAGTGCACCACAGAGAACGGCAGATATAGCCGCAGGAACATCGGTTGCCGCAGCAGGAACGAGTTGGCTTGCAAGTGCTAACGAGATCGTTGCATTCATCGCGGGAATAATCGCAATTATTGCCGGTATTGTTTCTATAGCAGGAAATTGGGTAAAGATTAAGGAAGGAATTAAAAAGTAACAGATACTATGAGGGCTAAAAAATGATGACAATGATTAGCACTTTCCTTTCATTTCTTGCTGGTGGTTTGCCAAAAATTCTTGACTTCTTTCAAGATCGACAAGATAAGAAACATGAATTGTCGATCCTTGCTATGCAAAAAGAACGAGAATTAGAACTAGCCGCTAAGGGGTTTGCACATCAAGCAGAGGTCGAGGAAATAAAGACCGAACAGATTGATATACAGGCAAAATCCGATGAGCGAATTGCTTTATATCAACATGATATGGAGATTGGCAAGGGTGCCTCTCGCTGGATGATTAATCTTCGTGCATCAGTTCGTCCTGTAGTTACTTATATCTTCGTACTTGAACTTGTTGCTATCAATATTGCGGGAGTATGGTACGCCTATACAACTGGAATCCCGTTTGCTATTGCGATGGAAAATGTCTTTAGTGACGATGAAATGATGATTCTTGCTAGCATTATTGCTTTTTGGTTTGGATCGCAAGCCTTTGCAAAGAAATGAGCGAAAAAGACAAGATATCGGATTTGCTCGAATCTGTAGGTAATCCAATATCGGCTGCTAAATCAACTATCGAATCCACGCGGGGTTTGGTTCAAGAGACATACGGGCTTGTCGAGGATGTTCGTGGAATTGCAGAAAAAGAAAAAGCACGTAGAGAAGATAGAAAAGAACAAAGACAGGTTGATAGTGTAAAGTCATCTGCAAAAATAAAAACAAAAGTTGCATCTAATGAGTTAAAGAAAGCCGCGATAGAATATAACGCCTCTATCGATGCAAATATCTCTGCTGCAAAGGCTGCATTAATTAGAGAAAGACAGAGAGAAGAAGAGCATTCGTTAATTTGGAGCATGAGTCAAAGCGAAAGAGACGCTTATCTTGCTGAAAAAAAGAAACAAGCAGATCAAGCAATAAAGGAAAAATTGAGAATCATTAAAGAAAACGATGCTCGACAAGCGCGTAATCAAATGATATTTACAGTATGTTTTACTATTGTTTTTGCGTTAATTTCTTTATGGGCATTTTTTCTTTGGCTGCACTACTTAACTGGAAAAATACCTAATGTTCCAGGTGCTTCATGGGTAAGGTAAGTAGCGAATGTATAGAAATGATAAAGCATCACGAGGGCGTAAGGACACGCCCGTATCGATGTCCGGCCTCTCTATGGACGGTAGGGGTCGGGCATCTTCTATATCCCGAACAGGCTAAATTACCTGTAGCAGAACGATTACAGTTCCCTCTAAAATCCGAGGACAATCGTGTTTGGACTCTCTCCGAAGTGGACGCTCTACTGGCTAAAGACCTTGCAAAATTTGAGCGTGGCGTTACCCGATTTTGCAATTCTGGTTTTGCTCATCAAGGGCAATTCGATGCTCTTGTCTCCTTTGCTTTCAATGTTGGACTAGGGAACCTTCAGCGATCATCGCTCCGCATGAAGCATAATCGCCAAGAATACGAAGCCGCTGCGGATGAATTTCTCAAGTGGACTAAGGCAGGGGGAAAAGTCTTGCGTGGCCTGGTCACTCGACGCAACGATGAGCGGAGACTCTATGCCGGGTAAAAATAAGAAAGTACATTCCATCCAGATGTACGAGGGAAGTTGGTATCGCGTAAAAGGATATAACTACACCGAGTGCTGCGACTGTGCGCTAGTTCATAAAGAGCAGTTTCGCATCGTTGACGGACATCTCGAGTGGAGTGGAATACGCGACGATAAACTGACCGATGAACGCCGAAAGGAACTCGGTATTAAGGTCGTTCGCAAAAAGGTGAAAAGTGATAAACGAAAAGGCAAGTGACGAAAAAATCGTTGATGCTTTGATTAAACACAACTGGGTGCGACACGAGGCTGCTAAAGACCTTGGCATAAGTTACCGAGCCTTCCTCGCACGACTCGCTAAGATGAAAAAGCGAGGCATTAAGATAGAAGGTACGACCTACCAAGGGCGAAATATCGACGCCCCGAGAGGCTTTGAGTTTACGCCGCTCCCAGAAGATGACGTTCCTATCGAGGAACTAATCGAGCAACGCAAGCGCAAATTTGCCCACAAGCGCGAGCATGAGGAAGCCTCTAAACTTATCCCGATTCGCATAAAGATAGGTGGCCCTATCGGACTGCTGCACTTTGGCGATCCGCACGTTGACGACGACGGTTGCGATATCGAGGCTATCGAACGACATACGGCTCTCGTTAACCGAACTGAAGGATTATTCGCCTGTAACGTAGGCGACACTACGAACAACTGGTGCGGTCGATTAGCCCGTCTCTATGCCGACCAAAGCACCTCGGCTGCACAGGCATGGCGCATCGCAGAGTGGTTCGTTAACCGCTGCGAGTGGCTCTATATGATCGGCGGCAACCACGACCTCTGGTCTGGCTCGGGCGACCCTCTCAAGTGGATCGCTAAACAACAAAACGCCCTCTATAAATCCTCGGAGGCTCGAATCGCGCTACGGTTCCCAAATGGTGCAGAGGTAAGGGTAAATGCCCGTCACGATCACTCTGGCTCGTCGATCTGGAACCCCGCGCATGGCCCGATGAAGGCGGCGATCATGGGAACCCGCGACCATATCTACGTTGCGGGACATCGCCACGAAAGCGCATATAGCGTCCTCAAAGATGCAAGTGCGGGAATTACCATGCATGCGATTAAGGTCGCCTCCTACAAGGTGTACGACCGTTTTGCGAAGGACAAGGGCTTTAGGGATAACGCCCTCTCGCCCTGCGCGGTGACGGTTATCAACCCCAACCTCCCGCCCGACCATCCCGACATGGTTAAAGTGTTCTGGGAACCGGAATACGGAGCGGACTACTTAACTTGGCTAAGGCGGCGATGACGATACGCGATGACGTACTAGAAGAATTGGCTTGGTCGGAGCCAGATGCCTGTCAGAACTGTGTTTTCTTTTGCCCGTGGAACGGCATCGGGTGGGGTTGTTCGCATCAAGAGGTTAACGGGCTGCTCGGCGGCGTGTGCCGCTGCGGTGGTAAATACTTTAAGCAACGCCGACCTTGGAAAATCGAAGGAACTATCGTTGCGCCTTAACGATCTCGACGTATCGTTGGATCAGATCAACCTCTCTCGAAAAACCTTCTCGCCTTAACTTAGCGTAGATTTCCTCGAGCGACGGCTCACGCTGCTGCCCGTATCCCCATGGGATACGCTTTAATTCTTCTGCCCACGCACCGGCAGGGGATTCTTGATCGATCACCACGTATCCCTCCATCCTCGCTTACACGCCCAATTAGGCGGCGGCACTTGTCTCCATTCACGCCGCATCGTCTCCCGTAGACGGCGGTACATCCACCCTAGTACGACGCTCACGACGATAACGGTCAAGATCAATAACCATTTTCCGTCCATTTTCTTTTCTCTCCCCTGTTGCATTACATTCTCCGCAACGAAAGTAATCCCCCTTTTCATCTTGTAACCATAGCCGACCTAAACATACGAGGCAGTTCATACTTTCCTCTCATCTGTACCGGGTTCGTAAACAAAGTGACTACACTCTAGGTCGGCTTTCCAATCCCAGAGCCGACACCATAAATCTTTTCCTTTCGCTATCGACCAGCGGCAAGAAAAGCAAGTCATACGATACCTTCTTTACGCAGTATCGTTATCGTTCTCGCCATGCCTTCTAGGTGAGCAAGCCGCACATAGTCTCGGTCGAGATCGGTATGCGAACGGCGGTCAATCGCATCGTGGCAACTGCTACACGCCCACGCGCCGAGTAAATCGTCAGCCTTCATTCCCATCCCGCTAATCCCCGGCATCCTTATATGAGCCAGCACCGTCGTTTCGGGGTTATGGTTACAGATACCGATAAGCCGAACCATGCACTCTCGCCCTCTAGCCTCTTTTCGTAATTTCATTTTTTAGTTCCTCGATATCTAGCAGTTCGGATTGCGATGCGGCATATACAGGGCCATACCCGAGATCAGTAATGTACTGATCGGTCATCAAAACCTTAGCCTCGATATATCCCGCGCATTGATAGATCGGGAACTTCCCCACCATAAGCGCGAACAAATCTATCTGCTTCGGCTTTTTCCATATGACGGCAAGTAATCGACCGCTCGTATACATCGTGCTTTTAACATCTATACGCCTCCCGTCCGGTAGTCTGCAATCCCAATCGTCGTAGCGACCTATATCGATAGGCGGATATAGGTTCATATACCGACAAAACGCTAATTCGGCGGCTATACCTTCCCTATCGGTTTCCTCGTTGCTCTGTCCTCCGACCTTGCGATCTACGATTCCGCTGCGACGGCTACGCTCGTAACGTGCGTTGCCCATAAATTCGGCAAGCCTACGCTCTGCAAGGGTAAGGGTGATATACGGAGTCATTCGTAAGACGGCTCCGGTATAACGATGCCCATATTCGCGCACCGTTGGCTAATCTGCTCTAGGTACTCCATAAACTCTGAGCGAGTCATACGAGAGGATCGCTTAACAGGTCGCATCCTCTTACGCCCCATACCTTCTAGCACTTGCCAGCCGTAGATTTCTCCCAAGAAATACTCGTGTAGATCGTCGGCTAACCATCCTTTAAGCATCTCGCCTCCCGCCTCAATGATGGTCGGGTAGACCACGCCCCAGAGGTAGGCGTTCTGCTGATTCGTGCGGGGTTTCTTAAACGGCTCTACGGTGATCTGCCACGCGATATCTGTGTCGCGGATTAGGAGAACCACCGCTTGCGCGATGGCCTCCTTCTTAGTTCCTTTAGGAAATATCCTACGCATTAGAACGGCGGCAGTTCATCGTCTTGGAACGCATCGTCGACGATTGCTTCTCGCTTCGGCTTCGGCGGTGCATCCTTTTTTCTCTCAATAGAAAGGCTAAGGAATTTATCGCCCGTCTTTTGCGACTCCTTGATCCACGCGGAGAGGTTCATTTCCGTCCCCTCGACGTTGATCGTTCCTCGGTACTGCGGTCGCTTCGGGTTGCCTTTCTGGTCATTCTTAAAGAGAACACCGCGATTCGTATTGTCGTAAGCCACTATCTTTGCTCCTTTGCTATTCGTAAATATGCCTTGATCGCCGACCGCTCCTTAGAGGTAAGGGAATCCGATACCGCTATGTAGAGGTCGTGATCTGTGCTGATCCGTTCATGGACGGCGCGAACGGCTTGCGCGATCTCCTTTTCATCTGCGTCGAGATCAAACGCTTTCTTAAAATCCTCGATGAACTCTTGTTTCTTTTTCTCGTTTACGTTTTTCCCTAGATCACCTCGGGGATCTACCGTGATGCTTCTAGGGTCGCCTCTACCTTGTGCGGCCTCCGCATCGTCATCGGTCTGGTATACCCCAACTAATGCGGCTAGGGCGTAACGTCTCGCGTAACTAATCCCCGAGCCTTGCGCCTGTGCCGAAGCATCTTTGGCTAGTATCGGCATATATCCTCGCATCCACTCTCCGCTGCTATGCGCGAGAGTCGTAACGAGCATTAGCCCTTGCTTAGTCGGCTGCGTGGTCTGGATTACCGATAGACCGTTAGAGGTTAACGGCTTGCGGCAAGCAGACCAAACCGACTCTAGGTCTGCATATTTAGATTTGAAGAAAGGGTTTGCCGAATCTTTAACGGCTCCCGTTATATCGGCTTGCGCCTTGGCTAGTGCTGCGGCCAATGCGCCAATCGTATGTGATTGGTTCACTTAGTTACTCCGTTGACTTTATTTAGAACTTCCTCGATTTCGCGTAACGTGATCTCTAAGGCTTTCGAGAGTCTAGGGTTCCTATCCCCCTCGGCCTGTAGAGTTTCGTTAGCGCACTCTTTTAGGCGTTGCATACGCATCTCGAAGTCGAGGCGTTCCTCGAGTTGCTGCACCTGTCTCCAAAAATCATCGCGCATGATTCGTTTCTTCTGCACAAGAATGACCGTCACATGGTTCTACAACTGCTGCGATTAGAAATACGACCGTAATCGCAATACAAAGGATGATTAATCGATCTATGTTTCGCATGGCTTAGTCCTCGTATCCGTGGTAATCGTCGAATTCTTCTCTAGCCTGTGCCGCAATATATTTACGAACTGCATCCTCTAGTTTCTTTTCTTCTTCTGCGGTCAACTCATATCGGTTGGCTTTGATTCGGCACGAAACGTATTCCTTGCCATTGAATTCGGGGTAGTAACCGACTAGCCAAACTTCTTCGACGTTTAGTTCCTCTACGTTATCGTAAGCATCGTAGTAGAAGTCGATCTCGACGCACCAATAGGTTCCTAAAAAACAAAGTTCGGTGGTTGCGGTGTGGGACATATCTATTGATCCTCTCTAGAAAGCGACGGATAGACATTTGCGATTTCGGAGAACTTAGCGAGAGCAGTCTCACAATTACTGTAAATGACCTCGATGGTTTCTCTACCGAGGTCGATTTCGTAAAGGAAGTTGCCGCGATGCCAGAGGGTCATCCTCTGGCCTGTGGCTTGGTTATTACCGCTTGCGATGAAGTGTGGGTATTGCATCTCTGTTGCTTCCCTATGATTAGTATTCGGAGGCGACTAAAAGGACGGTCGGTTCGCCGTGTATGAAATAGAACTTGTAGACCCCTTCCGGGCAGTCGGTATAGTCGATGCGGTTTTCTATAAGGGCGATCCCGTCTCCGTCTCTAACCTCGACGGTTGCCCTGCCGTTGCCTACCTTTAGGTAGATGGTGAGGAAGCCTTCTCGCTCGACTAGGGAAGCACACTCGGTAACGACGATATCGATAAACCAATAGGCTCCCGCCGTCTCCGCAAAGTATTTAACCCCGTCTGTGAACAGAGCCTTACCGAACGGATGGCGGTAGTAGTTTTCGGTTCCGGTGAACTGAGAAAGATCGATCTGGGTTTGCATGTCTGTTGCTCCTATCTGTGGGTTGTTACTGTCTACGGGGTTAACTATACTAAAGCCCTAAACCAATGTAAACCCCCCCCCTCGAGGAAAAGATGACCCCTGAAGAAGCGATGCAGTTTTTCGGCTCTCAAGCGGCTATGGCTAGGGCTTTCGGCGTGACCGAACCGGCTGTCTTACGGTGGCGTAGACTCGGGAAATTCCCCGTTCGTAGGGAGTACGAGTTACCCGTGGCCATAGAAAGGCATAAGACTAGCCTAGAAGCCTCCCAGAAGCCCTCTGCGGCGGTTTTAGAGGCCTAAAATGCAAAACCCCGACCTTTTTAGGGGCCGGGGCTTTACACCTCCAACGGGGGAGGGTAGTATCACCTACGGGGATAGGGATAGGCGTAGATTAAAGCACTACTTTACATACGTCAATCCCATATCTCCTCGGCTCTCTCTGGTCGGGGAAACCACGCGCAGAGATGGCTTAAACCTAGACCGGGGTAGCGGGACTCTAGGCGCGCAGCACATCGTGAGGAAGCGCGAACCGCAACAGGGAAACCTGTCAAAAGTCGCTCACAACAGGATGGCTCCGAAGGTCATACCTAGTGTGATAGGGATAAGGCGTAATCCGTCCCTACCACACAGGATTCACCAAAGGTCATAGTCTTAAATCACATACGGGGATATATAGATGACACAGTTAGAAGCCTTAGAGAAAGCACTTTGGTTAGCAATCACGGCTAAAACGAAGAAAAAAAGCAAGATGGCTCTTGACCTCGCTAACGATCTTGCTTACGGCATTAAGCCCGAACAAATCGAGATACTAAAAGCAAAAATCGAACGCGCCGTCGGAGGTCATCGTGAGCATTGAAAACATCACAGGCCTTGACCTTGTTGCATGGGAAAGGTGGGTCGCTTACCGCAAAGCAATCAAGAAACCCCTCAAAGACGTATCGATGCATGCTGCGGCACTTAAACTCGCAAAACACGGGAACGACCAAGCCGAGGTAGTCGATCAGTCGATCTGTAACCAATGGCAGGGGTTATTCGATCTAAAGAAATCTAAACCCGCTCCTGGTGAGAAACCAGAAAAAACCGATAAACAAAAAGCCGACGATGCGGTTGCTTTTGAGGCTGCGAACAACCGATCCGCAAAGGGTTGGGAGAGCGTAGAGCGTGACCCTATCGGGATGCTAAAACTCTGCGAAGCCTTGCTCGCTCGCTATGTAGTGCAACTCGACCAACCGGATACGGCAGAACGTATCGATTGGCTCTCGGGTCGTATCGCAGACTTCTTACGAGAAGCCGATGCGAAGAAGGTTTTAGGCGAACCTCACCTTCGGGCGATGGTGCTACAACTCTATGGAGAACGTGGTATTAAACGGCTACAGTCTCGGGCGTGAAGTTCCGAAATATCAAACCTAATAACCTCATGTGGTGGCGTATTTGGTTGATCCGATGCATTAACGAAGCACGCTCCGAAGAATGGCAACCGGAAGAAAAACGTGGAAGAAAAAGACCTCTCAAATTACCGATCACTTTGGGCCTCCGTTATCCTTACCGCGCTAAGAGACATACAACGAAACGAAGGAAGAATCTCGGCACTTAATTGGGTTTTCTCGACCGAGCATGGCAAGGGATCGATGCGATGGGTATGCGATGTATGCAATTTCGACTACGAGAAACTGCAGCGTTTAGCGATGAGCCGAGAGGGTCGGCGTAGAATCCTCCGCGCGAAATGAACCTTTTAACCTCTATCGCTTTATTCGCTCTCGTCTTTCTAGTCTCGACGATTGCTAACCGAGAAATCTTAGATGCTTTAATTCTCTATTTACTTTTGCGTATACTCGATCGCACATGAGATACGCGATGCGGCGAGACCTAAACGATACCGAGATTACCGATGCGATAAAGGCGGCGGGGTTCAGTATCGTCGACTATACGAAAGCCGGTCTAGGCATCCCCGATAAGTTAGCGTTAAAACTCTTGCCGCAAGTCGGGGAGTACGGAGAGCCGATTCACTTTATTTGCTGGATCGAGATAAAAAGCAAATACGGCAAACTCTCCGAAACGCAGCAGTTAGCCAAGTCGGTTTGGGAGCCTAGAGGCGAGTGGATCGAGGCTAGAACCGCCGAGCAGACCGTCCGAGATTTACTCGAGCGATACGAGGCTAAAGTAAAGCCGGAGTGCGCTAGATGATGGAGTGGACTCGGGTACGGCTAACGAATTGGGGTAAGTGGTGTCGGGGTAGAGCGATCTCGGGCTATCCTTCCGCATCGGCCTTTATGTTCGCTAACCTCGGGGCGAGAGCCGCTAACGATACGAGGGACATCCCGAGCGATATCGCAGAGGTCGAGGATGCGATAAAGAGGATCGCCCAACCCCTACGGCAAGTGCTTGTCATTTACTATGTTGCGACAGGGCCACTCTGGGAAAAGGCGAATCGGTTATCCATCTCTCGCCGAACCCTAATGAGACGAGTTAAGACCGCAGAAGAAAAAATTAATCTGGCCCTTGCGTCTGCCCCGAAATGATGATATATGGAACCACAATGGGGGATAGCCACCCCGATAAACGGTTTCGCCTCGACCGGCACACATCCACATGACTACTTGGCCTTGAGAGCCGACCACCGAGGCACTTATGCAACTGGACGTTCGCACCGATTTAAGGTCAGCAGAGCGATATCTAGTCGGGCTGCGGAAAGATCAGATCCCGTTTGCGACGGCCTACGCTTTGACTCAAACGGCTAAACAGGCGCAGGAGAATATCCGACAGGAAATGCGGCGGGTATTCGATAGACCGAAGCCGTACACGCTAAACGGCACATTTATCATTCCAGCCCGTAAAGACCAACTGTTTGCGGTGGTGAAACTTAAGGACGGGTACGCTGGCCTTAACAACCAAGAAGGGGCCAGAGGTACGCCAGACCAGTACCTACGCGCACAGGTTAAGGGCGGGGAACGTAAGCCTAAAGCCTTCGAGAAACTACTGATTAACCGAGGGCTAATGCCGCCCGGTATGTTTGCCATCCCGACTAACGCCGCACCGCGTGACCCCTTCGGTAACGTAAGCGCAGGATACTTTAATCGGATCATGTCTCAGTTAAGGATAGCAACCGATCCTTTATCTAACGCTACGCCAGCCTCTAAGAAGCGACGACGTACCCGAACTGCGGGTTACTTCGTAGCCTATCCGGGTAGGATGCAGACTAAGCACCTTAGTCCTGGTATCTACGAGCGAATCGGCACGGGGTTCGGGAGTGCCATACGGCCGATCTTCATCTATACCGATAGCCCGCCTAGGTACAGGCAACGGCTCGACTTCGACGGAGTTGTCCTAAAGACAGTCGAGAGCCACCTACGATGGAATTTCGAGAAAGCCTTTGCACTAGCGGAGAGGACGGCTCGGTAGGCTTACGGGTCCTCCCACAAAAGTCTACGTCGGGGGTAATTCGGACCCCGATGTTCTCCTAGAGACAGAACTTTTGGTGCGGATTTCACTTCACTAAAGTAAAGTTAAGAAATACAGTCATCTGGTGATATTAACCTCCCATGCTACAGGTGGAAACAATTGCAATCGGTGACTTGATCCCGTTTGCGAAAAACAGTCGAACGCACTCCGACGCTCAAGTAGCGCAGATAGCAGGAAGTATCCGCGAGTTCGGGTTCACGAACCCAATCTTGATTGATGAAAAAAATGGAGTTATAGCAGGGCATGGGCGGCTTGCAGCGGCTCGTAAGTTAAACCTAGAAGATGTGCCTTGCATTAGGCTCGAGGGCTTAACCTCTGCACAAAAGAGAGCCTATGTCATCGCAGACAACAAGATTGCTCTCAACGCAGGGTGGGACGAAAAACTACTAGCCTTAGAATTAAAGGAACTAGGAGACCTAGGGTTCGATACTGAAAAGACAGGATTCACGTCAGAAGAAATCGCTCAATTATCGCTGGACGATATTTCAGAAGGGACAGAAGAACCCTACACGCGAAAGATCGAAACACCGAAGTACGAACCCAGTAATGAAAAGCCTAGTCTCGAAAGTCTTTGCAACCGAGATAAATTTAAGAAACTAGTAGACGATATTAAAGCGTCTGGACTAACAGAAGATGAAAAAAACTTTTTGCTGATAGCAGCGGAAAGGCATACGGTTTTTGACTATCGCAAGATTGCTGATTATTACTCGCACGCAAATGCAGAGATGCAGAACTTGATGGAAATGTCTGCCCTAGTAATCATCGACTTTGACAAGGCTATCGAAAACGGGTTTGTTAAATTGTCAGACGAATTGAATAAAATGTTCGATATTGAGTAAGATGAAAAATAACTATACGTTTGTTAGGCATGGGCAAACGTACTGGAACAAAAACGGAATCATGCATGGGCAGTACGACATTCCGCTGAACTTTACAGGGATAAAACAAGCAAACAACGTATCGAAAGAACTAAAAAACGATCATTTCGATTTGTGTTTTTGCTCGCCACTCCAGAGAGCGAAGTCTACTGCATTTAGGATATTGACCAATCATAGAAATACAAAAATTATCTATGATGAAAGATTGAAGGAACTTAACAAAGGCTTGTTAGAAGGCAAGCATTTGAATAGCGAAGCACTTCTCAAGAAAGAAGACAGCAAGTTTTTAGATAAATTTAACATCGAAAGTAAAAAAGATTTTTACTTAAGGGTTAAAAGTTTTGTAGATGATATTGAAAGGAAATATAAAGGAAAAAACATACTGATAGTTGCTCACAGCGGAACTATCAAGATGTTGTTTTTTTCCTTTAATTTTCCGAAAACAGAACTGAATACAGCATACTATTCGTTGCATATAAAAAACTGTAAGCCGTATAAACTTGACTCAATTACTCTAGTAGATCAGAAGATGAAAATTGGATTTTTCCCAATGGTGGCCGACATCCTTCATTCTGGCCATGTATTGGCTTTAGAAGAGGCCAAGAAGCATTGTGATTTTTTGATAGTAGGGTTGCACTGCAATCCGAGTTATAAGAATCCGCAGCAATCGATCTACGAGCGATACATGCAACTGCGTGCGGTTAAATGGGTTGATGAAGTCATTCCATACGAAAATTCAGAAAAGGATAAGGACGCGTTCGTTTCGCTTGACTATGATGTTTACTTTCTAGGCGAAGATCACAAGTCTGACCAATGGGAACTTAAAGACAAGATCGAAGAGTCTGGTAAGGAGATTGTGTATCTGAAAAGAAAACACAGTTACAGCAGCAGCAAGTTAAAAGCAAATTGAAGTAAATGGATCAAGATAGAAAATTTGCTGTTTTTATCCTTTCTCACGGCAGGCCAGATAACGTCATAACTTATAGAACTTTACGAAGTCATGGCTACACTGGAAAGATCTTCATCATAGTAGATGACGAAGACAAGACCATAGACGAATATAAGCGAACTTTTAAGAATGAAGTAATCGTATTCAGTAAAAAAGATTACGAAGATAAGTTCGACATAATGGATAACTTTAAAAACAATAAAGTTATCGTTTATGCAAGAAATGCGTGTTACGACATAGCGCGAAATTTAGGTTTAGATTACTTTTTCGAATACGAAGATGATTACACATGCTTTCAGCATCGGTTCATCGATGGCGATTCTTTAAGAGGAAAGAAGATAGAAAATTTAGATAGCGTTCTTAACGCTGTAATAACTTGCCTAGATGAGACAAAGGTAGATACCATAGCATTTGCTCAAGGTGGTGACTTTATCGGAGGCGCTGCTTCTTTCGACAACAACACGCTCAAAAGAAAAGCGATGAATAGTTTTGTTTTCAAGGTTAATAAAAACCCTGAAAAAGATATTATTTTTATAGGCAGAATGAACGACGACGTAAACACTTATTTGACGCAGGGCAAGATAGGAAGATTATTCTTCCAAATATCTGATATTTGTTTAGTTCAAGTAGCAACACAATCAAATTCTGGCGGTAATACGGAAGTCTATAAATCGTTCGGCACATATGTGAAATCGTTTTATAGTGTTATGGCTGCTCCGGACTGCTGTAAAATTGATTTAATGGGCAGAAAGCACAAGAGAATCCATCATAAAATCAATTGGAATAATGCAGTTCCTAGAGTAATTGACGAACGACATAGAAAAATTAAGGCTCGCTAATGCCAGTTAACGTAGGCACAATAGCCAATGCTCTTAATCTAACCACTAGAAGGGTTTATCAGTTAAAAGCAGAAGGTTTGCCAACAGTAGGAAAGGGCCAATATGAGATTGGCCCCTGCATGGCTTGGTATATTCGATATCTTCAAGCCGCCCTAGAAAAGCGCGGACCTAACACGAACCCCGATACGCCCGACCTACTAGCCGAAAAGACTAGGTTAGCGCGAGAGCAGGGCGATAAGTTAGCGATAGAAAACGCAATTAGTCGCGGCGAATTAGTCTACGCCGATGACGTAGTCAATACTTGGGCCGACCACATATCGAGTGCTAAAGCAAAACTGTTGGCGATGCCTACGAAACTCGCCCCGCAGTTGGTGAACCAATCTAATGCAAATGTCATCGCAGGACGTATCCGCGAAGAAGTCGATAACGCTCTCGTCGAACTCGCCGAGAATACCGTTAACGTCGAGCATATCGAAAGCATTGAGCCAAGCGACCAGGACTTGGAACCCGCCGCCGAAACTGACGATCTCGGAATGGGCTGATCGTTACAGAAAACTCTCGAGCGAAAGCGCAGCCGAGCCGGGCGTGTGGAGAACCTCTCGCGCACCGTATCAGCGCGGCATCATGGATGCGATTACCGACGAGTCGGTGAAAGAGGTCTGGATACAGAAATCCGCACAGGTCGGGTGGACGGAGATTCTAAACAACGTCATCGGGTATCACGTTCACCAAGACCCTGCGCCGATGCTACTGGTGCAGCCGACTCTTGAGATGGCAGAGTCGTGGAGTAAGGATCGATTCGCGCCAATGGTGCGGGATACAAACGTTCTCGCCGAACGGATTGCCGACCCGAAGGCAAGAGATAGCGGCAACACGCTGCTGCATAAAAAGTTTACAGGCGGTCACTTAACGGTCGCGGGTGCAAATAGCCCGTCGGGTCTAGCCTCTCGCCCGATTAGGATTGTCTTATTCGACGAAGTGGATCGTTACCCCGCGAGTGCAGGAACCGAGGGTGATCCGATTTCTCTCGGTCGAAAAAGAACGGCGACTTTTTGGAGTCGTAAAGTTTTGGCAGGAAGCACGCCAACGATTAAAGGATCGAGTCGTATCGAGGCGGGATTCGAGTCGGGCGACCAAAGGTTTTATTACGTCCCCTGTACGCATTGCGGAGAGTTTCAACGACTCGTTTGGTCACAGGTTAAGTGGCCCGAGGGTCAACCGGAGTTAGCCGAATACGTCTGTGTGGCGTGTGGCGCGATACTCAACGAAGCCGATAAAGCCGAGATGCTACAGGCGGGAGAGTGGCGAGGAACGAAGCCGTTTTCTGGCATCGCCTCCTTTCACATCAGCGAACTCTATTCCCCTTGGTCAACGTGGGCAGAGATGGCGGTCGCCTTTCTGCAAGCGAAGAAGTTTCCCGAGACGCTACAGACTTGGATAAACACCGCCCTCGGTGAAACCTACGAGGAACGTGGCGAACAGGTCGAGTCGGTTGGTCTAGCGCAGAGACGAGAGCCGTATACCGTCGCATCGATACCGCAACAGGTCTTGATGCTGACGGCGGGAGTCGACGTACAGGATGATCGGCTAGAAGTTACGGTCGTAGGTTTCGGTAAGGACGAAGAAACGTGGGTCATCGACCATGCGGTACTGCGTGGCGACCCCGGATCGGAAGCCCTCTGGAATGACCTCGACGGCTATATCGCACGTAAGCGCGAAACCGAGGATGGTCGACCTCTAGTTTTAGAGGCGGTTGCTATCGACTCGGGCGGTCACTTCACGCAACAGGTTTACGCCTACTGCGCTAAACGCAAGGCGCGTAGGATTTGGGCAATAAAAGGTGCTGGTGGCTTTGGTCGCTTGATCTGGCCTAAGTCGGCAGGAAGGGCAGGGAAAACCTCGGCGCAGGTTTTTATAGTCGGCGTAGATACGGCAAAGGATGTCCTCTACGGACGCATGAAACGTATCACGCAGCCGGGAGCGGGATATATTCATTTTCCTGTTTCGGTCGACGAGGTCTATTTCGACCAGTTGACCGCCGAGGTGTTGGTTTACCGCATGGCACAGGGACGGCGCGTGAGGTCGTATAAGCCGCGCAGTTCGGGTAGCCGCACGGAAGCCCTCGACTGCTTGGTCTACGCCTATGCAGCCTTTATAGGTCGTAACGGGCCGATGATATTGCCGAACCGTAAAATAGATAAGGTAGAAGTCGAAACAAAAGACGTTCCGAAACAGACTAAACCGTTACGTCGCCCCGCTCCGCAGCGCGGGTGGATGAACGGATGGAGATAGACGCATGGCCGACAAAAAAATTAGTGCATTAACATCGCTCGCGCAGGGAGACGTAGCCGTTACAACGGACGTTCTGCCTATCGTAGACACCAGCGCAACGGAGACGAAGAAAGTTACCGCAGCCGCCCTTGTTGGCGCGGGACTCGCAGCCGGTGTGACGAGCGTCGATATCAATAGCGGATCGATTGACGGAACTACCATTGGCGCGAACTCTGCCGCAGCCGGTACGTTCACTAACCTTACTGCCTCGGGAACCGTGTCATTTAGCGGAGCAACTGTCTCTAACGGCGGCTCGGTCACAACCGTAGATATCAACGGCGGCACGATCGACGGCGCGACTATTGCTACGTCCGATATTACGGTCGGCTCTGGGAAAACGCTTAACGTCTCGGCTGGTACGCTGACCCTCGCCGACAACCAGATCAGCGGCGACAAGGTAGAAGGCGGCACGATCAACGCCATTACGATCAATACGCTTACCTCGACGGCGGTCAACGCGACGACGGTAGACGCGACGAACGTGGAAGTCACGAACGTCAAGGCGAAGGACGGCACGGCTGCGGCGACGATTGCTGACAGTACGGGCGTTGTCTCTATCACCGCCAACCCGATCCTCTCCGGCGGCACCGCCAACGGCGTGCTGTATCTGAACGGCAGCAAGGTGGCGACGAGTGGGAGTGGGCTGACTTATAACGGCAGCACTTTTGTTTCAACAGGCAATGTCAAAGTTGGGTCGGGCGCTGCATCTAACTCTGCTCCGTTGATGATTAACACTGCTAACGGAACCGCTGCAAACATTCAGTTGTTTCAAGATTCGCAAGAATCTTGGACTATGGGCATTCCGGCTAGCAGCACCGCACTGACTTGGGCCAATTCTGGCACCGAACAGATGCGCCTCACCTCCACGGGCCTCGGCATCGGGACGAGTTCGCC